TGGTGGGTAGTGAAAGCAAAGCCGCCCAGATGTTGGGGCAGATCAACGACTTCGCCGCCCACTCGCCCTTCGGCAAGATGGACCTCACCCAGAGTGCGCAGACCATGCTAAACTTCGGCGTTGAGACGGGCAAGGTGCTGCCGCTGCTGCGCCAGCTTGGCGACATATCGGGCGGCGACAAGGACAAGATGTCGGCACTCTCGCTGGTGATGGGCCAGGTGTCGAGTACGGGCTATTTGATGGGTCAGGACCTGTTGCAGTTCATCAACGCAGGATTTAACCCCATACAGGAGCTGTCCCAGATGACGGGCATCTCCGTCGACAAGCTCAAGGATAAGATGGCCAAGGGGCAGATAACGTATCGGAATGTGGAACAAGCCATAGCCCATGCCACTGATGCGGGCGGCAAGTTCAACGGCATGATGGACAAGCAGAGCCAGACGCTCTCGGGCAAGTTCAGCACGCTGATGGACATAGTGAAGCAGGGTGCAATAGACCTATCGCAGAGCGTTAATACGCCCATCGCCGAGGTTGTGGAGAAGATAACCGCTGCCATTCCCAAGGTATTCGCCGTCTTTCAGGCCGTTTTCTCGGCTATCTCCGCAGGCATCGGGTTCGTGGTGCGGTTCCGCACGGCATTCATGATCCTGGGCGGTGCGGTGCTGGCGGTGTGGGCCGTCTTCCGCACGTACACGATGGCATTGGCCGCCTACCAGGCCATCACCACGCTGGTAACGGCCGGTACGAAGATATGGACGGCCGCGCAGTGGCTGCTCAACGTGGCCATGACGGCCAACCCCATAGGGCTCATCGTCGCAGGCGTGGCCGCGCTCATAGCCGTCATCGTCTACTGCTGGACAAAGTTTGCGGGATTCCGCGCATTTCTCATCACCATGTGGGACGTGTGGCGCAAGTTCGGCGATCTCATCAAGACCTATGTGGTGGACCGCATCAAGGAACTCATTCGTGGCGTAGGGCTGCTCTCCAAGGCGTTCTCCAAACTATTCTCGGGCGACTTCAAGGGTGCGGCAGCCGACTTTGCAGAGGGCGTGAAGAACGTCTCTGGCGTGAACAGCGCAGTGCAACTGGTGAAGAACACTGTGGGCACCGTGCGCGGCATCGGCGGCACGTTTCAGAAAAACCTGGCCGCAGAGCGTGCCAAGGACAAGCAGAAGGAGATGAAGAAAGGCGAGCGTTCAGCTCTCTCCACACCAGGGCTCAAGGGCAGTGCGGCAGTCGGGGACGTGGTGTTCGGCTCAGGTAAGGACGACAAGAAAGCCAAAGGCAAGAAAGGCCGCCGCTCGGCCGAGGAGATCGCCACAGGCGGCCGACGCTCCACCAGCATCACGATGAACATCTCCAAGTTCTTCGACACGCTGCACGTGCACATGACGGATAAGGCTGATACGGCCGAATTGGAAAGGATAGTTGTGCAAAGCATGAATCGCGCGCTGGCCATCGCCACCAGCACCGACCGCGGATAAACCAGTAAACTCATCAGCACATGAACAACGTAACGCGCTTTGCGCTTGAGAATATGGCACTCCGCATAACGGGCGGCAAGGTACCTCCCTACTGGCTGTTCCGCGATGCGGGCATACGCCAGGTTGACGAGGGTGACTATGCGGCCCTCCGCGCCATGAGCGACGCCGAGCTTGCCGACATGGTTCGCACCAATGCCCTGGGGCTGCCGATGGCCATGCCGTTGAGCCTGAAACTGGAAGAGCCCGGCGCACAAGAATGGCTACTGCCCTTCGAACCGATGGTAAGCATCACGGGCAGGCACATCATCAAGCGCAGGCAGGTGAACAAGGGACTGATACGCGGCAGCATCAAGGAGCGGTGGGCGCAGGACGACTACGACATCACCATCGAGGGCGTGCTTATCGGCACCGACGGCCGATACGCTTCGGCCGACGTGGCCCGGCTCAAGAACTTCTGCGAGGCGGCCTCCGTCACGGCCTTGTCTCCCTTATTGGAGGTGTTCGGTATATCTCGCCTGGTCATCGAGAGTTGGGAATTTCCCTTCACGGCAGGCGAAGCCAACCAGAACTACTCCATTAAGGCGTATAGCGACGACATATACAAGTTGCTGCTAGGTATGAACGAATAACTCATAGACTCACCGACCCAAGAACTCACCACATGTACACAATGGCATACGACATCACCATCGGCAATTACAAGCTCGGCCTGATCGCCGCAGTTAGTGTGCACAAGAGCGTGGAGCTGCTGGCCGACACGTGCGAAATAGCCCTGCCTGGTGCGCAACTCAACCAAGCACTTGACGTGGAGAGCCGCATAAGGCGTGGCGATGCCGTAACGGTGAAGTTCGGATACAAGGAAACAGGGCTGGTGGAGGAGTTCCGCGGATGGCTGCAACGCATAGCCACTGACGGGGGCGACATCAAATTGTTCTGTGAGGACGACTTGTTCACGTTCAGGAAGGACATTCCCAACGCCGTGCTGAAGGGTGTTTCGCTGGCCGACCTGCTAGGCCACGTAATCAAGGGCGTTGGCCGTGATTACAAGGTGAACTGCTCTTACTCCTGGACCTACGCCAAGTTCGTCATCCACGACGCCACCGGCTACGACGTACTGAAGAAGGTGCAGGAAGAATGCGGCGCGGACATCTACCTGCAAGACGGCACACTGCATGTACATCCCCCAGGCGAGGTGACGGGCACGGAGCGGCGATACGACTTCGCGCTCAACATTGAAGATGCCGACCTCACCTATCGACGCGCCGAAGACAAGAAGGTGCGCGTGGTGGTAAAAGCGTTGATGCCCGATGGCAAAGTGAAGGAAGTGGAAGTGGGCAGCATTGGTGGCGAGAAGGTGGAGGTGAAATGCCGCGTTACGGACACCACATCGATGCAGGCGCGCGGCGAGGCCGAAGTGCGCCGCCGAAGCTTCGACGGTTACGACGGCAGCATTACCACTTGGCTCGTGCCGCAATGCGTGCCAGGCGATACGGCCACGCTGCATGATGCCGACTATCCGCATAAGGACGGCACGTACTACGTGCGAGCCGTCACTACGGAGTTCTCCGAAAATGGCGGTGTGCGAAAGATAGAACTAGGATTCAGGCTAAGCTAACGCAACATGGACAACTACAAGGAACTGGCGCAATTGGTGCGCAGCGCAGCAGGCAAGGCCTATATCACACTGATGCAGGGCATCGTGCGCAAGGTTAGCGGCTTGACCTGCGAAGTGGAGATTGGCGGTATTGCCGTACCGGACGTGCGGTTGCGCGCTTCGGAAGCTGCGGACGGCGGGCAGATGCTCGTAACGCCAAAGGCGGGCAGCGCGGTAATCGTAGGCAGCCTGTCGGGCGACTTGACACAGCTCGTTGTCCTGGCCATCGACCACGCGGAGAGCATCACGATAAACGGCGGCAAGCTGGGCGGCCTGGTAAACGTCGAGCAGCTAACGCAGAAGATTAACGAGCTGGTGCAGGCGTTCAACGCCCACACCCACCAAGGCTTTCACGGGCCGACTGGGCCGCCGCTCAAGACGGCACAGCCTCTGAACCGCAGCGATTACGAAGATACGAAAATAAAGCATTAGGCAATGAACGGAATACAACTGATGGATTTCGCCCCCACCATCCGCGTGCGGCGTGACGTGCAAGGCAAGATAACCTCGGGTCTGCGCGTGGGCGACACGCTGCGGCAGAATCAGGCTCTCATACTGGCACTGAACAAGGGCGAACTGAAAGAACGCCCCTCGGTGGGCTGCGGCATCGCCGACATGCTCATGGACCACGACCCTTTGTATTGGCGCACCCTGATACGCGAACAGCTGGAGATGGACCGCCAGAAGGTGAACAATATTCGAATTACGCCGAAAGGTATCGAAATAGACGCACATTATTAAATTAAACAACAATGATAGAACACTTTTTAAACAAACTTCTTGAAGTGCTTTCCACTGCGTGGGGCTGGCTAATGTTCGTCGGGCTCGTGGTGATGAACTTCATCGTGGGCTACGAGAAGATGGTGGGCTTTACGGTTATGGCCATCGTGCTGGATGCCGTGTGGGGCATCGCTGCAAGCCTGGTACAAAAGCGTTTCGCACTGAGCGAATTGGCGCGAGACACAATCGCGAAACTCGCCGTCTATGGCACGGCCGTCTTTGTCTTTATACTAATAGACAAACTAACCGGTCTAAGTGGAGGGTTGACAACAAGTATTATTTGCGTCGGCATCATCCTGGTTGAGATGTGGAGCATGTCGGCCAGTATGTTGATTTGTTTCCCTCACATGCCTTTCTTAAAAATTCTGAAGAAGGCCTTGGCCGGAGAGATAGCCAGCAAACTGAACGTAAAGCCCGAAGACGTAACGGAGGCATTGGACACATTACACGCGAAGAGGACATGAGAACAATCAAGTACATCGTGGTGCACGCCACAGGAGGCTCGCAGCGCACCACCATCAAGGAACTGATGTTGGAGTTTGCAAGGTTGGGCTGGAAGGCACCAGGTTACCATTATGTGGTGCATGTTGACGGTAAGATAACCCAGCTGTTGAACGAAGAGAAGGTGAGCAACGGCGTGGGTGGATTCAACCGCATGCTTATCAACGTGGCCTACATCGGCGGATTGGACGCCAAGGGCAAGTACGCGGACACGCGCACTCCCGAGCAAAAGGCCTCGCTGCTGAAACTATTGGGTATGCTGCACAAGAAGTACCCCACGGCCACGATACAGGGGCATCGCGACTTTTCGCCAGACCTTAACCGCAACGGCATCATAGAACCCTTTGAGTTCATCAAGGCCTGCCCCTGTTTCGATGCAAAGAAAGAGTATAAGGACATTTAACCCTGAGAGCAATGAGACACCTATTATATATACTTGCATTAATCATGCTGCTGGCCTCGTGCCGCACGACGCGGACGATAACCCGAAACAGCGAGGTGGACGTTCGCCAGCGCGACTCGCTCGTGGTGCATGACAGCGTGGTGCTGCGCTACGTCACCGCCACGCGCGACAGCGTGACCATCCGCGACAGCGTGGTAGTTGTAAAAGACGGTTCGGGCAGGGTGATTGCCACCGAGCGGTATCGTACCAGCGAGCGCACACGCGACACTCATGCCGACAACTCGGCCACGGCCACACGCGACAAGACCCACGACAAGGACATATCCGCCCATCGGCAAGACAGGTCGACGGACTCGAAATCCGGCTGGCCTACCCTAGGTACGATAGTGGACATCGTGGGGTGGATAGCCTTCGTATTGTTCCTCATTCTTTTTGCACGCAAGTTATGGAGACGATGGTGAGGGACGGCCAGACATTGGCTGACATCGCCGTACAGGAATACGGCGCATTGGAGGCGGTGGTGCGGCTGGCTATGGACAATGGCATGGCTGTGAGCCAAACTCCCCCTGTGGGTATGCACCTGCGCCTGCACGACGGCGAGTACAACCGTCCCATGCGCCGCTATTGCCAGGCGCACGACATCGCCCCGGCCACGCTGCGCGGTGATGGCGGAACGAGGGCGCGCATATTCAATGAGACGTTCAACGACACATTCAACTAAACCTAACTCAATGGCACGCACGATAGCAGAAATAAAGCGCACGATGACCGATGCATTCATGGCCAACGCCACGCTGCGCGAGATATACGGACTGGCGGAGGGCGACGCCTTCGAGGGCAGTTTCTCGGCGGTGAGCCTGGAGAGCATCCTTTTCTTCATCGTGGCGGCATGCTGCCACGTGATGGAAGCCCTGTTCGACCGCCACCGACTGGATGTGGACGACAAGATAAGCCGCGCCGTTGTGGCCAGCGTGCCGTGGTACTATAAGGTGGCTCGGCAGTTCCAATATGGTGATGCACTAGTTTTTGACGAGGGCACCTCGCAATGGCGTTACCCCACCATCGACGAGAAGAAACGGCTGGTGCGTTACGTGGCCGTGCGTGACCGCGGGACTAGCATACAGGTATTGGCCTCGGCCGATAAAAATGGGCTGCCCGAACCGCTTTCGGCCGATGTTCTAACGGCGTTCAAACACTATATGAACCGCGTTAAGATTGCGGGTGTGGTGCTCAACGTTCGTTCGCTTCCCGCCGACAGCATTCAGGTGAGGGCTACGGTGCAGGTGGACCCACTTATCCTTAGTGCGAACGGAACAAGGAACGGCGAAGGGGCGAAACCCGTCGAGGATGCAATAAATGTCTACCTGCGCGGTATCACTTATGGCGGAACGTTCAACAAAACGCGTCTTGTTGATGCCATCCAAGCCGTGGAGGGCGTTGTCGACGTGACATTGGCCGAATGTCTTTACAAAACGGCCGCCGACACAGATTACCGACCCGTGGTTGGAAATAACTATACGGCAGTGGGTGGCAGTTTCGTTGCTGTTGGACTTCAAAACTCTATAAGATATGTGGTATGACGTAGACTTCAACCGATGGTCCGTGCAGCTGCTGCCGCCCATATTGCGCAGCCGAGTGCTGGTGGCCTTGCTCCGCATCCTCATCATCCCCCTGGCCTATCTGCACCGCCTCTTCACGGATTATCGCAAGAAAGTGGCCGACAGGCTCGACATCACGGCCAGCGTGCAAGACATCGAACGCGCGCTTAACCGCCGATTCTTCTTGCGAAACAGACAGATATACATCGAATCCGAATCCGACGACCGGCATCCATGCCTGTATTTCCATGCAGAGGGAAAGTTACCGACTTACTTAAACCCACGCATGACGCTGTGGATGGACGGCGAGGTTCCTAGTAAACCGAACTTCACGGTGTATATCCCTAGTTTCCTTGCCACTTCGTTAAATCCAGAAGAAGACCGCCACAAGGGGCGACACCTCGCGGAGATCATACGCGTTGTCGAACTATATAAACCGGCTGGCCGCCGTTATCATATAAACATATACGAATATGAATAGACTTCTTTTCAATGAGGGTGGACAACCCATATTCCTAGACGATATCAAGCTATTGCAAGACAATGACGCTGGCTTCAATCGGCAGTTCCTAAATGCCATAAGCGGGAAATCCTCCGCATTCTTGCTTCAACATTTGGATATGAAACCATTATCCGTAGATCAGGAGAAGTTGACGACGACGGCAAAAGTGTACGCAGGCTCAATTGTCGTTGTGGGTGAAATAATAGATTTCCCCGAATCAACGGTAACCGTTAAAACATGGTCTGACCCCTTATATGTTTGCATTAAGGAAACCGAGAACGAGGAGCGAGAATTTGAGGATGGACAGACAAGACCATGCAGAAAATCAGTACAGGCATACATAAGTACAAGTAAGGATGGTGCCAAGGTTGCCTACAACGTTCTCGAGCTCCCGACGTTGACCGAGCTTTTACGGAGAAACCTTGGCCTGGCCGGCGTAGACACTTGGAAAAACATTCCTGTTACATTCTTCAATGGATACACTGGGCAAGTGCAATACCAGAAACAGGGCGATTCCACACGCATAAAGGTCAAGGTAAGCAGCATGAAGGGTGAATGGGATGCCATGCCCGGAAAGGGAATCCTTTTTGAAGTGGACCCCCAAGTTGGTTCTATTTTAAACAGAAAATGGAGTGGAACTTTTGGAACTGGTGGAGACGATGGCTCACACCTATGCGCCTTAGAGTTTTACGACGGGAAATGTTCTCTTAGAGATCTGAGAGAACTTTCAGGTGCATCTGATGTCCTGGACTCTCCCATAGAATGTCCTGTCTCCCTAACATTTGAAATACTGGAATAGGTGTGGCAAATGAAAAGAGTCCAAATAACAGTGCTTGGATGAGAAAGGATAAAACATAGGAGTGTATAACACCTGTTAAACAGGAACTTATTATAATTCAGATAAACGACAATGGATACAGTATATGATCTGCTTAGTAGAGCGAAGAAACTCAGTGAGAAGAATCAGGTGAATAGCATTACACCTGAGGAAGTTGGCAAGCTGCACGAGGACACCCTAGCATACATTGCCTCATTGGAACAGTCGGCAGATAGTTTGGGTATTAAGAAGGTTTATCGTTCTAAGCCAGATATGGAGGCAGACACAGCTCCGATTGGCACTAACGGCAAGGCTCTGCGTTTTGGACAACTAGTAAGCGTCTATGATGGTACGCACCCTGATAGTCCAGACAATGGGAAAATCTATGCTTATCAGAAGCCTGGGTGGCTGCTGATGGGTGAGCTCTTCACTAGAATGACGCCCAATGTAGTTCAGGAAGCTGGTGACAGTGCAGCTAAAGTGATGTCACAACAAGCGGTGACAGGGCTGTTGATGGAATACAATGTAAGTAGTAACAATGGTGGAAAAACATACACATTACAAGATGCTATTGGGGCTGTACCAAGTAGTTTTCAAAAGGGAGGTCTAGTAATTGGCTTTATAGATTCTATAACGAATCTATACGTAAGGTATTACAATCAGTGCGACAAATGGACAACATCAGAAGAGTGTTGGCGGCCTATTGGTAATGAAATCATCAATGAAACTAGAGAGAGAAAACTTGTCTGCGGCAATCTAAACATTAGCACAGGATCTTCGTTTAGAATATACAAGCTTGCTCCGAAGAATTTCATTTTTGAAAACGACGCCACCGTGACTAAGATTATATTCGGTACGAATAGTGTGTTCCCTGAAGACAAGAAAGTAGATGTATTCGAATACTCAAGAGGTAATACTGCGGCTGTAAATTCCCATTCATTGACACTTGAAAAAGGTAAGAATTACATTGAGTGCAACCTGCCATTTCGCAAGGGTAATGTCTTGATGGTGCAGAATCAGGAGGCCGTTAATACGAGTGGAGATACGGTTTTTCTAATAGGAACAAACTATAGTTTTCCAATGTTCGGAATAGACATCTTTGGCCGATGGACAGAACAAGATTCATATGGAGGAGCATATGATTTAGAATACAAGGAGATTGTCACGTATAACGCCAAAAGCTATGCGGACAAAACAGCTAAGAATGCGTTTGAAGAGGCGAAAACATATGTAAATGAAAGGACGTCGCAGGAAAGCAACGCAATAAAGCGTTATGTTGAGGAGAACGTATTCAAGGGCAATATAAAAACTAGGCTGTTTGGGTACGATTATCTTGGGGGTGCTTTTAACAGAAGACTACAAATATTGTCGGCTGGTGACCAGAAACCCTTCAATGTAGACGTGCGCATTACAAAACTCATCTTCCGCGATGAGATTGCCAATATTGTTAATGAGGACAAGGAGATAAAGGTTTATGATTGCCGTTTTGGTGTTAATGATAAAATTGAATACACGGCGACATTAAAGGCAAACACTAATTACGCTGTTTGTGATTTTACCCTAAGAAATGGTAGTGTGGTGATGGTACAGGATATCAAGCTATCCGAGAATGCATACTTAATCACGACTCTTTATGAGGCAAAAGGCTACTGTATAGACCAGTTCAAAAGGTGGGTTGCTACATCTATACACTCTTCGCGGTTCTCATTTGAATATCAGATAAGGATATCGAAGTTGGATGAGATACTTAACGGAGAAGGGAATGTTACCAGCTATGCTAATACCGATTTTGTAATGGTTTTCGGTTCCTCCCTTACGGACCACTCATGTAGCATGCGCGGACACTCGTGGTGTGAGAAGGTGAATGATATTGTAGACATTCCAATTTCAAACCATGCCCTAAGCGGCAGTACCTTGTCGGGTAACATTGGCATGCTTCTGGGCGTAGTAGACACGTTACGTCCATCTTATGTATGGTGGAACAACGAGGCGAACGGGACGAAGTATGGAAAGGATGCATTACCACATTTAAAGGCTGCTAAGGAAATATGCGACAGCGTTAATGCCAAGATGATATTGGGTGGTGAGAATGGGACGGCCATGGGTAAAATTAATTTGAAAGATATTGATAAGACCTATGAGCAGTTTGCCAAGAATAATGGCCTTATCCATTCCGAGTTGCGTCGCGAAATTCCCGATGTTGGCTCTACGTATAAGGGCTTTGACAGCGGCGTGCACCAAGGCTACCGTAACCAAGCGTGCTTTTTCAAGCATGTAGATGCATTTAATTCGCTACGTATCATGAAGTCCGTCAAGATATTCATAGTTCGCCCAAAGTCTGCCGACAAAGACATCAATGAGTTGTGCTATGACGACAACTACCAGCGTCTATTGAACTTCCGTGCCGCATCAAGCGGCACTAGGACGTCTAAAAATTCGGGACAGATTGACAACCTAGATGATGCACGCCATGTCATCGATGGAGGTACGGACAACGGTACTAAATTACGTGAGGTGGACAGTGTTCTAACGGGAGGACATGTTGCTTGCTCAAAGAAAGCCGTAATAGAGGTTATCACCGATACAATAGGCGTAACGAGCGGAACATTCGTTGTGGAATGTGACATTAGGCCGACAGGAGTTTACGTTGCAAAGGTACGCAGCGCAAGCACATCGTATGATGGAGACGTAAGAAGTAAGTGGGAAAGCGTAGGTTTTGAGTACGAAGACAATAATATTATTGTAGAGCTAGGCCGAAAGAACGCAGACATTCAACTGTACGACAAGATACGCTTCATGGTTGTGTGCGAGGGTGCATTCAACCTGTCAAAGCCTATATTCAAGGACTATGATGGAAGTCCAAAGTTTATCGCCAAGTCATACGAACAGAGACAATATGGTACGGAATTGAATGATAATGTACAGATGGCTGATGGCTGGACTTTGAGCGGGGCTTCTATTGAGACCGCGCCCAATGCGCTAGGTTTGTACAAGGCTGACACAAGCCACGTTAGACTTGGCTCTAAGGGGGATAACGCCACGAAGAGCATTGCAATACCCAAAGGGACAAGGCGTGTGGCTATTAGAATTGTAGCACAACGATTTTTGCCAATCGCAACAAAGAGGTTCGAGGGTAACACCGATGTTCAAAATAGTGGATATGTCACATCTACACCAGCAATAGAGGCATACGATAATGACACCTCGTTAATGGGCGTGTTGATTAACGATGCTGCCTATTCTGAAAGGCTGGTACACCAAGGTTGGTACACGGATTATATATTGTATGATACTGACATGACGGATGACACTCTTAAGATCGAACTGTCAAAGATTAGCGATGACACCGCGCCTATATTCGTCTATTCCGTCAGTGTCCAAAAGGTAGAATAGTAGATAGAAGAATACGAGAATCTGCAGACTTAGTTCTGCCCTGGTTGGGGTACAAAAATCCCCCGACCATTGTTAAAGTAACGCCAATCACTTATAACAAACCGCGGATGCGTGTGGTCGGGGGTATATCCTCGTCCACGCATCCGCGGTTATGCGTTAATAAGTGATTGGCAGCACAAAGATAATAATAAAAATTAGGATAACAACAATGACACACACAATTTATTCACAAGCCCCACTTCCTTTCATGGGGCAAAAGAGAAAATTTATCAAGGCATTTAGGCAGATTTTAAAAAGTTACCCCGACAATGTAACCATCGTCGACCTGTTCGGTGGATCGGGCCTGTTGTCTCATGTGGCCAAGCGTGAGAATCCCAACGCCACGGTCGTTTATAACGATTTCGACAACTACCAACGCCGCATTGCCGCCATACCGCACACCAATGCGCTGCTGGCCCGCATTCGTGAAGTCACCGACAGCTTGCCGCGTGGTAAGGTGATACAACAGCCGTTTCACGACCGGATATTGGAAATCATCGCAGAAGAAGAACAGAAAGGTTTTGTCGACTACATCACGCTATCGCCGTCGCTCCTTTTCTCGATGAAATACGCCAACAATATGGACGAACTCGTTAAGCAAACGTTCTATAACACCGTACGGCGAAACGACTATTGTGCAGATGGCTATTTAGACGGCCTGATAATCGTGCATAAGGACTACAAGACTCTCTTCAACGAATTTAAGGACAAGTCCAATGTCCTCTTCCTCGTTGACCCGCCCTACCTCTCCACCGAGGTCGGCACGTACACTATGACTTGGAAGTTGTCCGATTACCTTGATGTTCTCACCGTTCTGCAAGGCCACGACTACGTGTACTTCACTTCGAACAAGTCGCAGATAATCGAGCTGTGCGAATGGATAGGGCGGAGTCGCATCAACCGTAACCCGTTCGAATGCGCGCACCGCGTGGAAGTGAACACCACGATGAACTACAACAGCAATTACACAGACATCATGTTATATAGGAAAAATGAAAACGATGAACAAATACTACAGCCTGCTGGATAAGATATTGTCTGACGGCCACAACCAGACAAACAAGAA